CAGATCGTCGCGATCGTGCGCCCGACAACTGCGCGTCAGATCCAGCTACTACCCGAGGGCTACCACGGGATCGAGACGAAAGCGATCTACACAACGACGGCGCTGATTGCGATCAGCGCGGCGAACGAACCTGATGAGATCGCGATCGACGGCGAGGATTGGAAGGTCGTCAGCGCGAAAAAGGTCGACGCGTTCGACGAAGAGTATTACTACGTCGCGATCGCCTCGCGCGTTGTGGTGAGTTCGTAATGTACGGCTTCGTAAACCCGTACGTGCTCGAGCCTGTCGAGGTATTTCGTAACCAGCCTAACCTGCTTGCGTTCGTCGAAAAAGATGCGCTCGTACAGTCTGGGCGGTGGTCCGTGCCTCGATCCAGCGATGGCACGACTTACGGCGAATCAGATCTGATCACCGACGCGTCCAAGATCGTGGCAAACGCTTGGTGGGTTGTACAGAGCACGTCGGGGCAGTCCTGGTGCTTACAGGCGATCAACCTAGGCGGCACTACTGCGACCTGGCGAGTCAAGCATTCACGGGCCGCCGGATTCACTGGCGGGGCTCCGAGTTCAACTGTAACTCCAAGCGCAGCCGACGAGCTCGTTGTGCGCGGCGGTGGTACGGATGCCGCGCCGACCGGGGAGATCGTTTTCGCCGATGCCGGCGCGGGCCTGTCTGCCATCGCAAAGATCGTCTTCGGCGTGGTCGATCGCGACAGCGACGCTTTCTACCTCACGTACAAGGATCGCGGCGTGGGCGGCGGCGCCGCGCAGTCGTTACACCAGTTCTTCTGCGATCCGTTCGCCGACGCGCATGTCGATGACGCATATCCGTACTGGTTCAGCTGCGCGCCCGGTTCGACGACTGTATCGCTGGGCTATGGCGATCAGTCGTTCTCATCAGGTGAGACGCAATCAACGCAGTGGGCCTACTACAGCGACGGCGCCGGCACGTGGACGGCGCGCAAGACGATCGCTGAGAAGCCGTGGAACGCCATCCCCAATACATCGAGTGTAAACCCGATCACTGGCGCGATCGAGCTGCACGCGATGTTGATTGGCAGACCGACAAGCTTCACTGGCGCGACCGACGAGTACACCCGGGGAATCAGTTCACTGTTCCTGTGGGTTGGTTCACAGGTTGCCAATCCGCAGTTGAAGACGTACGCCGAGAGCGATTATATCCACGTCGGCGAAGACATTGTCGGTGGTTGGACGGGCGTACTCCCTGCAACTATAGCGTCGATCGGCACGTGGACGGACCTAGGTGCTGTGACGGTGTACTTGCTCGGCGCCACGGGCGTCGACACGACCGCGCCGACGCTGACGCCGACGAAGGCGAGCGGCACGATCCGGCGACATGAGGCGCTAACGTTCGTTGCCGCAGATAATGTTCAGATCACAAACCTGACGATCTCAATCCGTTACGAAGGCGACGACTCGCCGACGGTCGTTTATGACGGCTCGAGTTTCTGGGGCGCGTTCCGCGGCGTATCAACAATCGTTGGCGACGAAACCGCAAAGACGATCACGTTACTACCACACGGCGGGTGGCGACGGCGTATCGCGTCGCTGCAATTCAAAATCAACGACGGCAACTTTGCGGTATAGGGATCTTACATGAGCTTCGGAGGAACCACAGTAGAGAACGCGATCCAGGCGTGGATCGTTGCGGCGTCAGGTCTCGCGGGCGCCAAGGTGATCTGGGCAGAGCAAGGTGGCAACAGACCAGCGCCGCCGTACATCGCGATCAACGCGATCACGCTTAGCCGGTTTGGCGAGGACTGGAAGCGCATCGTCGACCTAACGGGCGACATACCCCCGCCGCCGGTCGGAGAGGAGATCGAAGTGCACCTAGAGGGACCGCGCGAGATCGCGCTATCGATTCAGTGCTTCGCGGACTCGCCGCTTGGCACAGCTAGCGCGATGGCGATCCTAAACGATGTGCAGGCGAGGGTTAGGATCGCATCGATAGCCTCCGCGTTGCGCACAGGCGGTGTCACGGTGCGCAGGTTCGACGCGATCAACAGCCTAGGCGCGATCGTTGGCGCAACGGACTGGGAGCCTCGCGCCACGATGACCGCCTATATAGGCGTCGCGTCCGACGTCAGCGAGACCGCGACGTATATCGAGACCGTGAAAATCACCGAAGTGTAGCCAGGCGGGCGCAATTTCGCGCAAAACAAGTCACGTGCTAGCGTAGGAGTTACTTATGGCGCTTTCAGACATCGTCGACATCACAATCACGAGCGATTCCGTCGGCGTCGCGCGTACGGCATTTGGCACGCCTCTGATCGTGTCGAACACCGCCGCCTGGGTCGAGCGCGTGCGATCGTATACCGATCTGGCCGGCGTGTTGACCGACTTCGCCGCCGATTCGCCAGAGGCACTGGCGGCGACCGCCATCTTCTCGCAAAATCCGCACCCGAAGACAATCAAGATCGGTCGCGCGGAGCTGCCCGCGACGCAGGTCTACAAACTAACTCCTGTGGTTCTCAATTCAACGCTGTATAGCTTCCGCGTGAGCGGCGAGGGCGTGACCGAGAAGACTTGCAACTTCACGTCAGACGCCACTGCGACCGACGCCGAGATCACCGCGGGCATCGTCGACGCGCTAAACGCCACGGTTGGCAAGAATTTTACCGCCGTCGCGACAGACACTAATACGACCGTGACCGTCACCGCGACCGCTGCGGGCGATTGGTTTTCGATCGAGCAGATCAGCCCGCCGTCGGCATGTAAGATCGAACAGACTCACGTTGACCCGGGCATCGCGACGGACCTCGATGCGGTTACGCTCGAGGATGCCGACTGGGGGATCCTGCTCACGCACTTTAACAGTAACGCGATGGTGCTCGCCGCCGCGGCGTGGGTCGAGACGCAGGCGAAAATCTACGTCTTAGACGTGAACGAATCCGACGCACGGGCGACAGCCGCCGGCAACAGCGACACGCTCGACGATATTAAGACGCTCGCGCGCGTTCGCACGATGGGTTTCTACCACCACAAGCCCGATCAGTTTGCTGCAGCGGCGGAGGTCGGGCGCTGCTCGCACGCCGACCCGGGGTCGATCACGTGGTTCGGTAAGACCCTGAGTGGCATCAGCCCAACCACGCTGACGTCGACCGAGCGCGCGCGGCTCGTCGCGCGTAATGCTAACTTCTACACCACCGTTGCCGGCGTGAACATCACGCAGATGGGCACGATGGCGAGTGGTGAATATGTCGACGTCGTGCGCGGCGACGACTGGGTCGAGGATGACATGGCGAAGCGTATTTTCGCGACGCTCGCCGCGAACGACAAAATCCCCTACGATGACGATGGCGTTGCACTGATCGAAAACGACATGCGGGCAACGCTGACGATCGCGGTGCAGCGTAAGATCTACGCGAGTTTCACGATTAGCGTGCCGCTCGTCGCAGACATCGACGTCTCCGACAAGATCGCGCGGCTCCTGCCTGACATGAAGTTCTCGGCGGTGCGCTCGGGCGCCGTACATAAGGTCAACGTTACGGGCGTTGTTTCACTGTAAGAAGGAATCATGTTTCATAACTACGATCCTGCTAAAGTCGTCGCGATCTTTCGTGGCATCCCTATTCTGGGATTCGCGGAGGGTACGTTCATTGCGGGCGAGCGTGAGGTTGACGCGTTCTCCAAGGTGGCAGGCGCGCGCGGCGAGATCACGCGCGTTAGATCGCGCAATCGATCGGGCACGGTGACGATCACGCTGATGGCTGAGAGCCCGAGCAACGATAGCCTGAGCGCGGTGGCCGTACTAGACGAAGCTAGCGGCCTGGGATTCGGTCCGCTAATGGTCAAAGATCTGAACGGCAATACAGTGCTCAGCGCGCCGATTGCCTGGATCCAAAAGGTACCGAATGTTGAGCATGCGACCGATGCCAGCACACGCGAATGGGTTATCGCCGTCGCTCAGTTCGACGTGCACGTCGGCGGCGCGCTGTTTTTCTAGCATCGGGCGCGCACGTGCGCGCTCGAGCAACCTGACACGGAGGTATCTAGGTGCTCAAAACTGAAACACGCGACTGCAGCGGCGTCAGCGTGACGTCGACACAGCTGCCCGCTCTAACAAGCTTCAAGCTGATGACGAAGCTGGGCAAAATCCTGGCTCCGGTGTTGGCGATCAAAGACGTTCGCGCAACCATGAACGTGCAGCTCGAGGACATCGTACCGGCGATCACTCAGTTGCTAGTCAACATCGACGGTGAGAACATCGACGACCTGTGCGCGCGCCTGTTTGCGTCGTCGACGGCACTCGTTACAAACGAAGTTGGCGCACGTCAGCGAGTCGAGCTGCGTGAGGCGACCGGCATCAACGCCGCATTCGAGGGCAACATGCCGGCGATGTTAGGCGCGATGCAGCTCGCAATCGAGGTCAACTTCGGGGATTTTTTGCGAGGCGTTGCAGCCGCAGGCAGCGCCGCTGGGGATCAGACGGCGACGGCGTAGCGGTTGAGACCGACCCGGACGTAGCAGACGCGCTGATGTTCTGGCAGCTCGTCGACGCCGACAAAATCAAGCTTGGAGATCACGACAACATTTCGATCGACGAGGTCGAGCAGGCACACGAAGCGCTGACAGCATTCGCATACGCACGGCACAAAGACCGACTGAAACGCAGTAAGAAGTGAGCAAGGTAGCCGACATATTCGCGCGTCTCGGTTTGCATGTTGATAAAGCCGAGTTCCAGAAGGGGCGAGCTGAACTCGGGCGTTTCGCCCAAGGGGCTGAGACTAGCGGGCAGCGAGTAGGGCAGGCTCTTGCCGGTATACAGAAGCGCATAGTCGGGCTTGCGCTCGGAGTCGGCGCGGCGATGCAGGTCCGCGATGCGTTCGCATTTCAGCAGGGGCTCGAGAATCTTGACATTGCGTCGCGCGGGTCTGTCGGTGCCCTTGAAGACGTGCGATCGAAGATCCTGGCTGTGTCTGACGCGACAGGCGTTGCTAAGGACGTAATCCTTGCTGGTACCGCCAACTTTGTAGCTCTGACCGGTGACGGCAAGGCGGCGTCGGCTGCTATGGAGACGTTCGCGCGAGTCACCGCCGCAACTGGGTCGGAAATGTCCGACGTAACAGGGGCGAGCGCGGCACTAATTCAGAACCTCGGCATCATGCCCGATCAGTTCGAGAAGGCGTTTTCTGTACTGATCAGTTCGGGCAAGGCTGGGGCGATCGAGTTGAAAGAGATGTCTTCGCTGTTCGCGGCGCTCACGCCAGCCGCTTCCAAGTTTGCCGGCGGAGCGGGCGTCGGTGGGCTCGCTAAGATCAGCGCCGCGCTGCAGCTGTCGCGACAGGGCGCTGGATCGGCTGCAGAAGCCGCAACGCAACTAGAGGCGCTCCTAGGCGCAGTGTCGGGCACCGCGGCCAAGCGTCTCAAGAAGGAAGGCGTTGAGGTCTTCAACAAGGACGGCACGCTAAAGGAGTTCGACGCAATCGTCGACGCAATTCAGCAAAAAGACTTCAGACGAGACAAGCTAATCGAAATCTTCGGGCGCAAGGAAGCGGTCGCAGCATTCGAGTCGCTCACGAAGGTTGAAGGCGCGTGGAAGGGTCTGACCGATCAGTCGCTACAGGCTAATGATCTCGCCGAGGACTATGCAAAACGGCAGGCGACTGCGTCTTTTAAGATTACGAAGGCGTGGAACAAGTTCAAAAACGCCATGACTAAGGTGTTTACCGTCGTCGTCAAGGGGGCGGCGTTCTTGATCGAGCACCTGCGTATCATCGCGTGGTCGCTCGGCGTGGCAACCGTTGCGTTGATCGCTTGGAAGGCTGCGGCGATCGGCGCGGCAATCGCTAGTGCCGCTTCCGGCGCGCTCGCGATCCTGCCGTGGATTTTGCTAGCCGCGATCTTCGTGGCGCTGGCGTTCGCGCTAGAGGATCTATACAACAGCTTTGCCAACGGCGAAGGGTTTTTCAAGCAGCTGTATGATGCCGCGTCGAAGTGGCTTGGTGATAGACTGAAGAGCGTAATCCTAAGCACGCTAGAGTTGATGGAGAAGATCCCGGGATTCGGTCGTCTGGCAGAAGCACGCAGGAAAGCCGAAGCAAACAACGCGCGCTTTGCAGCATCAGAAAACAACCCCCGCCGCGTTGACCCAAAGGAAGCACAGCTTGCTGCAGATGTTCTCGCACAAGAAGATAAAAGCGGCGCACTGAACGATCTTACTGTGTCTGAAGTTATAACACGGCGAATCATAGCTTTTAACGAAGCCGCGAAAAATCGTGACTTTGCTACGACCGCGGGCATAGCGGGACACCTAAACGCAACCGGCGCGGGTAATGTTTTTGATACAGTAATAAACGTGACCGACGCGAACGCCAGTGCCGAAGACATTAAGCGAGCCGTCGACGAAGCAATGGGCGTGTCGGCTCGCAAGATCGAAGCCGCCGCGGGGAGGCGTTAGCGTGGTAGTCATCGACGGATACACGATCGACGTTGCAGTGGCGATCGACGCTTCGATCGTAAACGACGTAACCGCACACCCTGTCGAGGATGGCGCCGACATTGCCGACCACGTGCGCGCTAATCCCATCAAGTTGGTAGTCGAGGGCGTTGTCAGTGATACGCCGATCGGCGAGATAGCGTCCGCGCGCGGCGGTGATGCGCTGCCGTCGCAGGAAGCATATTCACGGCTGATCGAAATGAGCCGCGCGCGTGAGCCCGTAGTAATTGAGACGGATGATCGCGGAACGTTCGACAACATGGTGTTAGCGACGCTCAGCGCCCCGGTGAGTGCTGAGACAGGCGATGCACTGCGATTCACCGCGACGTTTATTCAGGTCACGCTGGTTGAAAATGCTCGTGCGACGGTGCTCGTCGCGGTGCCACTCGCAAAAAAGAAGGTCAACAAAGGCGCGAAGCCGACGAAGACCGGACCGCCGCCACCGCTGGACATCGAGGCGAAGGTTAAGGCGCTGAAGGAGTCACGCCGCGCCCCTAAATCTGAGTTGCAGAAACTGTTTGGGGACTGATGCCGCGCGTACTACCCCTCATCCCGTCGACGCCTAATTACCGCGTCAGCACCACACTCGACGGCGTTCAATATATATTGGATATTCGGTGGAACGGTCGCGCGGGCGTGTGGTATCTAGACGTGCTCGACATCGACGAGGATCCAATCGCTGCTGGGATCGCCGTCGTGCTGGGCTCTGCGCTCGGCATCCGCACAACTGACGCGCGGTTTCCACCCGGTATGTTGATCGCTGTCGACATGAGCGACGAGGGACACGACGCAGGCTTCGATGATCTAGGTGATCGCGTCGCGGTTCTATACTACGAAGAAGACGAGTTATGACGGCGCGACTGTATAAGCGCGAAGTCGAGATCACGCTGTCGCGATCGACGGGATTCTTCGAGCAGGATCCGTCGAATCAGATCATCATCTCGGATATGCGTGTACAGTTCAACGTTACTAAGAACCTTCGCGACGAGCCGAACACGTGCGAGCTAACGATCACGAACCTTGCGTCCGAGACGCGCGCGGCACTGCAGGTGTTGCCGCTACACGTGCGCATCGCCGCCGGCTATGACGGCGAGACACAGGAGCTGTTCGCGGGTGATATGTTCTGGGCGGGCTCGAGCCGCGAAGGCGTTGACTGGCTAACGAAAATCCAGGTCGGCGACGGTACGCGCGCGCGAGCCAACGCGCGCATCAGTCGCACGTTCAAATCAGGCGCCGACCCGCGCCAAGTAATCGGCGACGTCGCGAAATCGATGGGACTAAAGATCCCGAGGAGCCTGGCGGAAGGCACTGACTTTTTGCACAGCCTATCTTCTGGCGTAACGGTCGACGGACCGTCGCACGAGCAGATGACTAAGCTACTTGCGCCAAAGGGCTATGGCTGGTCAGTGCAGGGGGGCAAGTTGCAGGTACTCAAGGATGGCGAGACGCTCGGTGGAGAAGCGATCGTGATCAACAAAGACGCTGGCATGGTGGGATCGCCTGATTTCGGCGCGCCGTCAGACGATAAGCAGCCGCCTGTGCTTACCGTCAAAACGCTACTCAAGCCTGAACTTCGTTGCGGCGGTCGCATCGCGCTCGAGTCGCGCGCAATTAACGGGCTGTTTCGTGTCAACAAGCTAACCCACGCGGGTGACACTGCCGGATCGGCGTGGCACTCGACGATCGAGGGGGTAGCGGCGTGAGCGATCGTAGCCCGTCGCAGTACCGCGCAATCCGCGCCGTCGTCGAGCAAGTGCTGGGCGGCGTCAGCGTGGCTATGCCGGGTGAGATCCTCGAATACGATCCCGGCGATCAGCGTGCGATCGTGCAGCCGTTAATCAAGCGCGCGTTTATCGACGCGGCGGGCGTGCGACAGGTCGTTCGCCGCGCGGCGATCCCTGACGTGCCTGTGCTGTTCCAGGGTGGGGGCGGCTCGCGCCAGACGTTCCCGCTCACGAAGGGCGACACCGTGTTGCTCGTCTTCTGCGACGCGTCGCTCGACGTTTGGCTCGCGCTCGGGCGTGAGGTTGATCCCGGCGACGATCGATCGCATGACGTTACCGACGCGATTGCAATCGCCGGCTTGCTATCGTTCGCCGACGCCACACCAACGCACCCGACGGCGACGGTTACGTATGGCGATGACGTGCGTTTGGGCGGCGAGAACGGCGGGTCACTCGCTCTCGCGTCAGCACTGCAAGCTGTGATCGATGCGCTGACCAACTCGGCAGTAGGCGTCAGCGACGGCGGCGCCACGTATAAGGCTAACATCGCGCTAGCACTCGCCGGCTTAACTGTAGGAACTACTAAGGTAACAGCAGAATGAAAACCGGCGAGCCTGTTGATCTATACCTAGATCCCGTGACCGGCGACCTGCCCGATCTAGCGGTCGATGGTCTGCTGTTCTCGACGAACAGCGCATCCATCGCGCAAGGCGTTTATACGCGACTGTCGCTCGTCAAAGGCGAGTGGTTCGCTGACCTGTCTGCGGGATTCCCGCACTACGAAATACTAGGGCGCAAGGACATCGTCGCGAAGGCGCGCGCGGCGTACCGGTCTACGATCCTCGGGTCGCCCGGTATCGTGTCGCTCGACTCACTGATACTTGACATGAATAAAACCACCCGCATTCTGACCGTTACGTGGTCGGCGCGGGGTAAATTGGACGATACGCCGATCGCTGGTACGTTACCGGTTAGCTTCTGATGTCTTACGGGCTTACATCGGCGGGGTTTGTCCCGAAAACTCTAGCGGTCATTCGCGAAGAGATCAACGATTCGCTGAAGGTCGCATTCGGCGTGTCGCTGGATGTTAGCGATCTGTCGGCGCTCGGGCAGTTCGTTGCGATCTTCGCCGAGCGCGAAGCTCTGCTGTGGGAGCTGATTGAAGCGATCGTTTCGTCGCAGGATCCCGACTCGGCTACTGATACACTACTTGACGCGCTCGCGGTGCTCACGGGAACGACCCGCCGCCCGGCTGATAGTTCGGCGGTGACTATGACTCTGACGGGCACGCCGACCACAGCCGTTAGCGCAGGCAGCAAGGCGAGTGTCGTAATTGCTGGTGACGTGTTCTCAACAGTCAACGATGCGACGATCGCCGCCACCGCGGCGTGGGCGATCAGCACGGCGTACGCACTGGGCGATCGTGTAACCAACGCGAGCCGCGTATATCAGTGCATCACGGCGGGCACGTCAGCCGGATCGGGCGGTCCGACGACGACGAGCAGCGATGAGACAGATAACACCGCGCACTGGCGTTATCTCGGCGAAGGTACCGGCGACGTCGACGCGATTGCCGTCGCCGACAATACCGGACCAATCGCCGCCGCGAGCGGATCGCTGACCGTGATCGAGACGCCTGTTAGCGGCTGGAACTCCGTCGTCAACGTTCTGGACGCTGCGCCTGGCGCCGACGTCGAGACCGACGAAGATCTACGCGTGCGTCGCGAGGTCGAGCTAGCTGACGCGGGCAATACAACAGCCGATGCGATTCGCGCGACGCTGCTTGATGTCGCCGACGTGACCGCTGTCAAGTTGTATGTAAACGACACTGACGCCGCCGCAGTGCTGGATGGCGTTAGCGTTGCGGCGCACTCGATCGACGCGCTCGTACAGGGCGGCACCGATCAAGATATCTGGAATGCGCTGCTCGTTACCGTAGGCGCGGGCATCGCAACTAACGGCACGGAGGTTGGCACAGCGGAAGACTCCGAGGGCAACGCCGTGACGTTTAGATTCAACCGCCCGACTGCGGTCGACATCTACGTTGACGTCGAGCTGGGTTATGATGCCGCCGCATACCCCGCCGACGGAGATGCACAGATCAAAGCCGCGATCGTGGCGCGTGGCAACGCTCGCGGGCTCGGTTATGACGCTGTCGCGTCGGTAATCAGCTCGTGGTGCTTTGACGTTTCCGGCATCAACGACGTTACTCTGATCGAAATAGGGACCGCGCCTGCACCGGGCGCGAGCACGACCATTGCGATCAGTGGTCGGCAGATCGCTGTTTACGATACGAGTCGCATCACGGTTGTTTCAACGCCGGGGACGCCGTAAGCGATGGCGACCGAATTTTCATACGACGTACTCGATGATTCCGTTGCTTTAGCTCCCGGCGAAACCGTTAGCGGTATTCAGCGCATATCTGATCACGAGGGCGCCGCGCTCGCGCGCCGACCCGAGTATCTGAAGGAGAAGCCGAACTTCGAGGCGCTACTGACGGCGATCGTCGCGCCGATGCAGGGCATTGAAAACGCAGCCTTCGCCGTGCTGACTGAGCGTACGATCGATCTGGCGGCGGGTACGCAGCTCGATGTCATCGGCGTAATCGTTGGTCGTGTTCGAGCAGGTCTCACCGACGATCTTTACCGCAGGCATCTGCGCGCGCAAATCGCCACGAATAACAGTGAGGGAACGCTCCCCGAGATCTTGAACATCGCGCGCTTGATTATCAACGATGACGCGGTGTCATTGATCGTCGTGCCGTACGTACCAGCTGCGTTCGCGCTTATTGTGGGCGGTGCTGCAGTGTCGGCTGAAGTCGCAGCGGTGGTCGCCGATTTTATTGCATCAGCAAGGTCCGCTGGCGTTCGCGTAGATGTTGAGTACGCTACAGTAACGCCCGATGCGGCGTTCTCTTTTGCAAACGGTCCGGGGCTCGGATTTGGCGCTGGCGCATTTGCGAGCGTTGTATAAGGAGGATGTATGGCGAAACCAACAACACTGCCCGAGTGGGCGACCGGGGCGACAGGTATCGCGGAGACGACTGAGCCGAGCGCCGGGAAAAAAGCCGACGGCTGGGCCGACGCCGAACTACCGCCTCATAACTTTTTCAACTGGCTATTCAACGTCATATATACGTGGTTCGTGTGGCTGAGCGCGCAGCTTCGCGAAGAAGAACAGCTGATCGTCGACGTTATGGGGGGGTTCGCCAGCGTAGCTACACCGGTACTACAGTGGGACGCGGTGCTTGGCGTGGTTGATGTTGTTGCGGCAGGCGCCGGTAACGAATGGCAGTTCGGATTACCGCTTAATGCGGGTAACTACGTTACCGCTGTCGACTTTTTCTACAAGCGGGCTGGGGGAACGCTGACATTCTCTCTATTGAGTATGGTCAACGGCGCACCCGCGGTCGTGGCGAGCGGTACAATCAGCACCGGCACGGCGGCGACCACGTTTACCCTGCCCGTGAACGCTGCACTAGCCCCCAGCAAACTGTATAGGCTAGCGTTTTTATCAGGCGCGGCCGGTGATATTTTGATCGGCGCTGTGGTGCGCTACAACCGATCCGAGCCTACTTAAAGTGACCGACCGTAATGAATCGGGCGGCGGCGATCACAAGGGGCGGGTCTACCTCCGGTCCGCGTACCGTCCGATCGCCGCCGCCATTTTAGGAGCTCTGCTCGGAGCAATCTGCGCGCACCTACCTGCGCGCTATCAGACCCCTTGCGACGTTGTGTCGCGCATTTTACCGGGCGCGTGTGCGCCCACGGAGACACCATGAATCGAATCATCTCAACGTTTGCTCTTGTGACATGCTTCCTCTTAGGGTTCGCTGGTATGGCGTTCGCCGCACAGGGCGCGACCGGCGAAGAGACGCTGATCGCCGACGCGCTAAACGCCGTCGTTAGCGCGTTCCAGGGGGGGCACGCGAAGGAAGCCGCGTTTCTGGCGATCGTTCTCGCCGTAGCCCTGATCAAAAAGTTCGCCGCGCCGCGTGTCGTGTGGCTGCGCTCACCAGAGGCGTCTGCGCTACTCGTGCTAGCCGCGTCGTTTGCAGGCGTCATGGGCACCGGCGGATCGTGGCGTAACGCTCTCGAGCTTGCCGCGGTTGCCGCTGGTGGTTATCGACTGATCAAGTTGCTTGGTGGCGCGCTGCTCGGCTCGAGGCTCGGGCAGATGTTGCCGCAGTGGCTCCGTGCTGCCCTGTACGCCTCGCTATGGCTGTTCGACCGACCCGGGCAGGCTGCTGTCGCGCGTGCCGAGGTAGCCGGGGACGACGCCGTTAAGGCGAGCCCCCCGACCGGCGTGGGCCCGACCACTACGATCAAGTAGATCCCAGAGCGCACTCGTGCGTCAAAGGTTTCTATGCGAAAAATCGTCGCCGCTATGGCAGTCGTCGCAACGCTATCGGTGTACTCTCGTGCCGCAGGCGAGCCGCCCCCTGACATCCCGTCGCAGCTCGAGACCGGTGGTATACTTACGACGCCTGGCGGGTCGACGATCGAGTTGCCGCCGAAATGGTGGCTCGTGCCACCCGACACGTGGTCGTCGCTCGACGCCGAGCTGAGGCGCCTGCAGGAAGCCGAGACGCGCCTGACCGCGCAGAATACGTCGTTGCGCTCGTCAGCCGCAGACTTCGATCGCAAATGGATCTGGGTTGGCGGGTCGGCGCTAGTAGCGGGATTTCTCGCGGGCGCCGCGGGTCGTGACGCGATCAATAGTGCACGAGGGTGGTTCTAGGCGTATGGCGGCGCCTAGATTCCTGTGGAACGAGATCCTGACCGATCACAACCTGCGGCTAGCTGGCGAGGATGCGCGCACGGGCGAGGCCTTCGCGGCAAAGTTATCTGAGATCGTCGATCAAGATATCAGCTGCGGCACGCTGCACATGGCCTACAAGCGTCGCGCGAGATCGTTCGGCTTACCCGAGTCGATGACCTCATATTTTGCGTCCGCCAAGTCGGCTAACGCCCCCCGCCTTGAAGACATCAGGTTTCCGCTATCGTCCGATCGCCGCGCAAAGATACGATCGGCGTCGCGCTGGGTTATCACTGCGGCTGTCAACGACACGCCGATCGACACTAGTGCGTGGACTGCCATCACGCGCTACGCGAAGATCCACAACGCACCAATCCTAGTGATCCCGCTGCGCTACAAAAATCCAACTACGCGGCGCGACGATAACGTATTTGACGAACAAAATAGATGGGCGCCCGAGGTCGAGCCGTATCTGTGCGACGAGCTCGTGAAGCTAAGGGGATGCTGGGTTGTCGCAGGAAACGTGCGTGTTCAAGCGACTGCGACTAACCCACTTCAAGGGCTGCACACGCTGACGCGTGGTGCGTCTGCTGTGTTTGGACATCCTCAGCTCGCGATGGATACAGTGCCGACGCCCCAAAGTGATGCAGCCAAGATCGTAACGACATCGATGGCAATCACGCAACCGGTATACTCGACGACAAAAGTGGGCGTGCGCGGCGAGTTTCATCACTCGACGGGCGCCGTCGTCGTCGAGCACGATCGATCCGGCGCGTATATGCGGCACCTGATCTGCAGCGAAGGCGGCGAGTTTTACGACGTCGTGGGCGGTCGGTTACGTCTGTATAGCCCGACGGGCGATCACGCATCGCCTGCTGAATATCTTGTGGTGTCCGACGAGCACGCGCCGTTCACACACCGCCAACTCGAGAAGGGTACATATCACGGCGTCGACTCGATTAGTGGTGTGTGTCGTCCGACATTTACCATCCGTCACGACGCCGTCGACATGTATGCGATCAATCCACACGATCGTAATAGCGCGATCAAACGTGTCGCGGCTGCTAAGCTGGGGCTCGACGATCTGCGTGTTGAGATGGATGCGGGAGCCGCGTACGTGAATCGCACCACGGCGTCGTGGACAACAAACATATTTCCGTGGTCGAACCACCCAAACGAGCACCTAGATCGCTGGTTGTCGTCAGTCATGGCGCCGCGCGAAGAGCCCCATAACGCTGAAATCTGGCTCGAGCTGTGGACAGCGATCGTCAAGAGTATGCGTAAGACGCCCGATGGATACGCGTACGATGATCCGTTTTCGTGGTACGTGCGCGCGCGCCTAAAAAAGCCCGCGCGCTTTCTCGCGGCCGATGAATCGTTTGTAATCGGTGGCGTCGAGCTAGGACAGCACGGGCATTTGGGCCCCAACGGAACGCGTGGTACGCGGCGTAACATGAGCCGCATCGGAATCCGAAGCGTGATCGGTCACGGGCATTCACCAGGTATCTACCACGGCTGCTGGCAGGTCGGCGTAACCGCGCCGACACTTGGCTACGCGCGCGGACCGTCTTCATGGGCGTGTTGCCACGTGCTCGGCTACCCGGGTGGCAAGCGTCAGGCGATCTTTGTTAGCGCGTCGGGGCGCTGGTACGCAAAAACGAAAACCAAACGGAAGGCATCGAAGTGAAGGATCTAAAAGCGGCACTCAACAGCGGCGTAAAGCCGGACCTGACACACTGTCGAAAATCCGGGATGGTGTACGCCGCGCGCGCGAATGAATACGGAAGTGACAAGTACGAGCGTGCCAACTACCTCAGACCGGCGGATGGCGATCCGTTCGACGTGCGCGCCAACTTCGAGCGTTATCGCGGCTACCTGCGCGCGACCCTGAGTCATGTCGTCGAAACTCTCGATGCGATGGAGCTGCATCAAGCCGGCGATCCGCTGCTCGAGGATGTTGACGGCATGCGCGCGGCGGCGTACGCACCCGATACCGACGCAACACCCGGCGCGAAAGTCGGGGCGTCATTCCTACCACACGTAGCGCACGCAATCGCGTCGCTGACGATGGCGATCGAGCAAGCTACGCGTTTCGGTTTAACACCGAAGGATCCCGGGCAGCCGTGGAAGCGCGACGCGAGCGCCCCCGGATTCGTCGACTCGCTGTCTGGCAAGCGGCACACGGTGCCGAAAGAATGGATCCGAAAGCAGCTAGGCGGCACCCCGGAATCGCGCGAGATCGTCGACGCTGCTGTAGTTGTCGCGGCGAAGACGCCTGAGACGATCGGCGCCGAGCGCGTCACGCGCTACGGCGTCGACGAGCTTGTCGACGCGCCGCCGGTCGCGCTCGGCGGTCTCGATGCGCGCTGCGGCGATCAGCGTTGCGGATATACGTGCGAGCTTCCGCCCCACGCTGACGATCATCATCGCGGCACTGACCCGTACGACCATCGTATCGTACGCTGGCGCGATCGGAGCGGAGACTAGTGCAGCTCCTGCACACACGCACCGGGGCGGTCGACGCAGCTATGCGCGCGAAGCTGATCGATCTGACTGTGTCAGGTTACTGGGCAATGTCGAGATGGGCCTGTTACGACGGGTCGACGTGGGCGCTTATTGCGCTCGACGCCGACTGCGAGCCCTACGCATGGTCGTGCGTGACGTTCGAAGAACTGCTCGACCGGCGACCCGTCGTCGGAGTGTACGTGCGCGAGGATGCGCGCGGGGTTGGCGTTGCGATCCAGCTCGTGCGCGCGCTGATTGCACTGCACCGCGAGCGCATTTGCGCAGCGGGTGAGCTGATGGCTGCGGCGAGTCTTTGGCCGCGCTACCGCCAGATCGCAGCTGAGTTCGGGTTGACGTTCGCCGAATACGAATAGCGTAAGCCGGCTTACAAGTCACGACGCCCCGTCAGACGCGCTAGGATGCGCTCAGCGGGGCGTTTCGCTTTGGAGCAATTCCCATGCGAGGATCGCCGCCTCAACGTCTGGTAGGGCGGTACGCCACGCGGGCGCCTCATGGGTCCCGTCGCTGTCGCCGTATTGGTCGAGTACCCAATGCAGCATCTCGTGTGCCAGCAGGGTATCTGCGATAGCGGGGCGCGCGGCGAGGTAGATCGCGCCGCCTGCGTACCAGCCCCGCACGCACGCGTATCCCGGGGCGTCCACATCCAGACAATCCCCAGCGAGCCACTCGATCGGCGGCGGCGGCGCGGGCAGATCAACGCCGAACTCATCGGACCACAGATCGCGTGCGACCTCGGCGGCATCGTCTAGGTGCGCGGGGCGCGGGGCGCGCGGGTTGCCGGGCACGGCATCACAGGCGGCGAGCGCGATGGCGATCAGGGCGGTGCGCGTCATTGGGCGGATCATACTCGCGCCCTGTGATCCGAGTCAACGATTTTGACGAAAGGCGCATCCGCGTCTAGTCGTCAGAAGCTCCGTGAAACACCCGTTTGCGCTCGAAACGTCCGAGCCCCCATAGCCCAAGCGCGATCGCGTCCCAGCCGTCGTGCGCCAGCCGGGGCGGTATCACGGCGAGCTCGGCGGCGCTCAGGCGCCGCTCGGACATTGCGCGCGTGGTTTCCTTTTTCGCCTGACCCTTCCACGTCGCGGGCTCGACCTCGATTAGTTCGGTGCCGCGGTACGCGTGCGCGAGGTAGCCGATCAACTGCAGTAGCGGTCGCAGTCCGTTGGGGTCGCCTTTGGTGATGCCCGCGCCGCGGTTGTATATGCGCGGCTTCTCGATCACGAGCTGCGCGGGCACAGCCGGGAACGCCTTGATGATCATGTCGCCGCACGCACGATAGTCACCTCGAGTACGGCACGTCATCGCGACCGTTAGCAGCCCGTCGACATACCACGCGATACCCGAGCAGCGACCCGGGTCGACGGCTAGTAGCGTCACCGATCTATCCGATCGCTAGGATGCAGATCGCGCGCGAGCTTGCCGCGTCCGCCATTGTGCTCGATGTCGTGTATCCCGCAATACATAGATAGCCACTTACCCGTGTACTGCTTGACGCAGTATCGCGCACGATTCAAACAGCCACCGATCCGACAGCTATCCGAGATACGATCACACGTACACATAAGCCCAGACGATATGCGCGCCGGTAGCATCGGCGGCAAGTGGCGAGGGCGCCCGCATCGTTTGCATGGCGGCACGATCTATCGCCGCTTCCTGCGAATGCTGCGACGGTGCGCGATCGTCTCGCTGTAAGTCGGCGACTCGGGATCGCAAAAACGAGCCTCTAGCTTCGCGATGTTGTGACGCGCCACCTCGTCAGGGGTTGCAGCGATCGAATATACGAGACGGCACCACGCCCATAGCGAGTCACCGGCTTCGTCAACTAGCTGCAGGCGACGCGAAGGCGTGAGCGCGCGTCCTTCCTTGCCGAAATGATCATCACGGATCGCTTTCTTCAGCGCGTTGGCGATCTCGCCGACCTCGCCCGCAAGCTCGAGCCCGCAGTAGGCAACCTCCGCGGCGTTGCGTGTGTTCGCGTTAGGGTAGATTGCGAAGTCGCCGACATCTTCGGCGTGCTGCGACAGGATGATCGCCGCGTTAGGATCTGTTTTTGGTTTTCTGCCCATTGGTGTTCCTAGTGGAGCGTGACCGGCGGGTGCTTAACGCCGCGCCGGATGCCTTCCGATTCGCAAACCGCGTTCATTTCTTCGTGATAGTAGCGCGACCAGATGTCACCGGCTTCTACCGGTGAGTCTGGGCGGCCGTGCTCGCTGATGTACTCGAGCATGCGATCGTCAGCTGCGCGCATCGCGATCGGGATTTGTTTGTTGACGCGCTCGACGTATGCGCACGAGTGTTTGTTGCCGTCGTCGTGGTGACAGTGCTTCACGTATTGATCGTTTTTCGATGCCATGGTTTCCTTCAGCGGTTGGGGTTCAGCAGCGAGTTTAGTTCGTCGACGAGCGCGGGATCGGGTGCCGGCTCAGGCTTCATCGCGTGCTCGAGCCGCGCCTTCGCGATCGCGATATGGCGCGCGCCGTCGTCGCCATCCCCCAGCTCGACGCCGACGAAACGAAACCCGCTGAGCAGCGCGGCGACGCCGGTCGAGCCCGAGCCCGCGAACGGGTCGAGCACAACACCGCCCGGCGGTGTGATCAGTTTGATCAGCCACGTCATGAGCGCGATTGACTTCACGGTCGGATGGGAGTTGCGCGCGCCGCCGGTTCGACCTGCGCCCGCGCGCGGGTTCTTCGTGCCGGCGCTGTCATCCTTGCGCCCGGTCGCCTCGCCGCCGGTCTTAGGCTCGAGCCCGGCTTCGGCGAGCCCGGCGTCTTTCTCGCGTCGGCTCGGCTTCGCTACGTAATAGAAGCGCGACGGAACTCCGCTGTCTTCGTATGACGTCGACCCGTCTGTCATAGCGAAACCGCCCTTCACGTTTTCGTTTGACATCGATCGCGCACGCGATCCCGTTTGCGTCCTTTTCGTCGACTTGCTCGGCGGCACGGACGCGTCAAGCATCGCGGCGGTGGCTTCGTCAAACGTGACGTTTGCGGGCCAGCGCCCAACGTTCGGATCGAAGCCGACTTCTTTCGACGTGCCAATCCGACACGCGTCAATGTTCAGCCCGCCGGTACCGTGCGTTAGAACATTCGCCGCGACCGTGCCCTTGAAAGGCTTTCTGACGAGCCACCAATCCTCACAGGCTGGCTTCAGTGCCGTTCCCCAGCCGTCCCATGCGGCGGCTTCGGGTGAGCCTGCGGTTGTGCCCGGCGTGTGGATCGTCTGTCCAGCTTGTGACGTCTCTTCGCCGTGTCCGCGGCACGCCACGCCCGAGCGAATATACGCGCAGTTCGTGTTAGACGATCCGCCGGGGATCCGATCGGCGCCCAGTGCTTTGTCGATCGCCTTCGACACGGACATCGATTTGGGGAATCCAGTATTTCCGGTGACGAACACAGATCCGCGGTAGCGCGCGACCCATCGCCCGCTCGGAACAGTCGGACACCAGACCGCGCCGTCACTCGGCACGGTTGACGCCCATCGCTTACGATGCGATCCGCGCTGCACTTCGGTCGAGTCGACCATACACCAGCTGATCGCGCTTTTGCTGACGTTTTCGGACGTGCGAAACCCGAGACGGAAGCACAGTGTCTGAAACCACGCGCGCACCGCCGGCCGCTTCTGATACCACGCGCCTGACGTATCGCTGTGCCGTGATCCGTCGCCGTCGACGAGTGCCTCGAACAGCGCGCGCGCTTCGTCAATCGGGAGCCACGCGAGCCACTCGGGCGGCGTCGGCTTGTCGCCGGCTAGCAGCGTGCGCAGCCACGTCGACCACGCACCGACTTTCAGGTACCACTGCACAGAATCGCGCGGCGTGCCGTCGTAGTTGTCGCGCGTTCGTCGGTATTCGGAAAACGCGATCCCGAGGCGCGCTAGCAGCGCGCGAATACGATCGGCATCGACGCCTTCGTTCTGATAGATCGACACAGCTTCGACGTCTCGGTGGAAGTGCCCCTCTGTAACAACCCATCCAATCAGCGATGCAAGATCGACGCTACCGAGCGATGCGCGCACTTCGGCGCCGCGCGCAGCTAGCGGCAGAACCCATCCGACCGTGCCGGGCGTGTTCTCGATCAGAACGTCGGCAGGCATCGACGACAGCGCGCTATCTGTTACCGTGTGCTTCCAGCGCCCGCGTTTGGCGTATGCGTGTACCGTGTGCCCAGGCGTCAGTACCTGCTCGGTCGATCGCGTCTTTACGCGGATCATATCACCAGCGTAGGGATAGACGGATACGCCCTGCAGCGGCGCGAGCGACGCGCGCCCAACGGCGTCAACCTCGACGACGGGATCGCCCGTTCTGATTTCATTGCACTTGCGCCAGCCGTTGGCTGTTAGGATCTCGGTCCCGAGCGGAACGCAGCCGAACAGATGCGAGACTCGATCGCGAATCTCGAATCCCGCATGCTCGAGCGCCATCGCGGTCCAATGCGACGTGCGAGGTAGCGCCCACACGAGCGCGTGACCGCCGGGCTTCAGCACGCGGAACGCGCCCGCGAGCTGATCGGCGAGCCACGCGATCCACGCATCGCGCCCGCCCTTGTCCGAATCCCACGACTTGCCCATGAAACCGATCCCGGCGGGCGGGTCGGTAATGATTGCGTCGACGGACTCGGGCGGCAGCTTGTCGGCGATCGCTTTCGCTTCGCCCTGGAATAGCACCGCGCGCGGCGTGAGTAGGATCGGCTTCATGACTTGGATTTCAACGCGTGAGACCGTCGACGCGGTCTATCGATATCAGAAGCACTTCTTACACACACCGCACCGAATCGACGCCGACTTGGATACCAGATCGACCGGGCAAACCATGCGCTTGTGATCGGGGCTCAGGCTATCGAACCACGATCCCTTACCGATGCCGCGCAGCGAGTAGTCAGGGAAAATAACCGATCCCGAAGGTAGGTCGGCGGGCACGTAGCCCGAGACCGTCATGTAGCACAGGCGCAGATCCTTTAACGACGCGTGTACCAGGCGTTCAAACTTCGCATCACCGTAGTTGTCCGCGTCGCACGACAGGTTGACTGCTAGGTTTGCTGTCTGCGTCAGCAGCCACACGTGATCAAACGATCGCGTGTACAGCCAATGATTGACCATAGGAGACGCGTCGCACACCGTGACAATCCACGCCGCGTAATGCGCGTTGAATATGTCGCCCGACACGTGCCAGCGGAAGCCGCCGATCGCGTGGTTGCGAATCCAGTCACCGACGACATGCGCCCAGGCGAGCTGTTCGTCGCCACTTAGCGCGAGGATCTCACGGATCGTCGTCGAGTTATGCCGGTACATAGCAGCCAGATCGCGCTCAGCCTTCTCGAGTTCATGAACGTAGCACGACGCGCGACACGTCGGCGTCGACCCCGGGCAGTCTTCGACGTGCACGAGTGAAAACGCGTTCGGCTTCGGTCTGTCAAAGGTACCGTTGCCAGCCGTGATCTTCTGGTTTCCGTCGAAGTACAGAGCGCGTCCGGCGTGCTCGAGCTTCGTGGTCACGAACGCCGTCGACGCCGCGGTTGACTTGCGGCCTAGTTGGATTGGTTTGCGGGTCATACGTCCGCCGCCCACGCGAGATCGAACGACCGCACGAGCGCCGCGCGCAAGCCGCCCGCGGGAACCGCGAGCGCGAGCGCCTCGATATATGCGAGGTCTTCGCCGACCAGCTCGGCGTACGTTTCGACCACGTCTTCGGTTCCCGCCTCGTGCGCGTTGCGCAGGGCGATCACGTTCGTAACGAAGTGATCGCGCCGCCGGATGCGCTCGGCTTCGACGTCGCGCTTGCGTTCAGCCTCGGTGAAGTCAAGAGCCGCACGGCGCGTTGATAAATCGTCCATTGTTTTTTAATCCTCCGAAGGTTCCCAGGGAATAAGGTTGCCCGCGCTGTCGTAAACAGGAGACGCGCCTTTATACCCTATAACGCACGATCGATCGGGCACGGTCTACGAAGATACTCAAGTATCGCGTTTGCGTGGGCGACAACGTCTGCCGCGTTATCCCCCATCTGACCGATTCGCACGTTGCACGGGTGGCACAGCACACCGCGAACGGCGCCGGTGACGTGATCGTGGTCTGTAGACCATCCGATCGCGCTGCCGGGATCAGAGGCGCTGCACAGCGCACAGCACCTGCCCTGCTGATCGAACATGGCGTCCCACTGCTCTGGCGTGATACCGAACTTCCGCATGAGGCCGTACCGCCGCATATACTCACGGTTCCGCTGCCTCTGATCGTCAGTCATCTTATTAGCGCGCCACTCGCGCGCCATTTTGTTTTTGTGCGCGCGCTGCTCCGGCGACCACGCCCTTCGGATGGCGCGCTGAGCTGCGAGATCGCGTGCTTTCTTCTCGGGGTCGGATCGGCGACGGCGCTTCGATGCGATCTTAGCAGCCTGCTGATCCTTCGTCCGCCGCGCATAAGCCTCGCGAGCCCTCGCGTTTTTCGCGAGTCGACGATCGTCGTCAGTCATCCGATCCCGGCTCCCACGGAACTAGGTTCCCGGCGCTGTCGTACACAGGCTTAGCGTCTTTATACAGACGGCGGATCAGAGCAGGTTCAGCCTTGATCGTGACGTCGGGCGTCACCTTCTGCATCTCGCTGAGCATTATCTCCGTTACACGCATGGCGGCGGCGTGCGATCTATCGACCGGGTGCTCGCAAACCGCTTCGTCATGAATGAACCCGATCGGGCGCGATCCGTACAGCGCGTCGCCGGGGCGGGCTAGGTAGCACTCGCGCGTGACGGCGTAAAATGCGCGCTTCGCGCCGATGGCGGCGAGGCTCGAGAAATAACCGTTCGCTGCTTGCGTAACTGAGTCAACCTGCCGCACGACGCCGCTGACAAAGTGTGTGATCGTGCCGTAGTTCTCGACCTGATGTTTGATGAAGTCGAAATACGCCTTCATCTCGGACCAGCGACAGAACCACGCTTCACGGATCGTGATCGCGGCTTCAACGCACGCCTTACATACCGGCGACTGCGGGCGATCGTACCACTCGGTGATTTTCTCTTCGCCGCACGCGGGGCGCCCGCCGATCAGCAAGCAGAACCGAACGCCTTTGTACGCCTTGCCGTTCGGCGCCTTCGTCGTCATGCCGGGTGCCTTGCGGTTCGTAATGACGAACTTGGGCGGTCCCATCATGCCGCCGAATCCGAAGTTGCCCCACTTCGCAGCCTGCCGATAGTCGGCTAGCTGCTTGTCGCCGCCGAGCAGGAGCGCGCGGAATTCGTCATAGGTGCGACCACACAGATCGGCGCCCAACACGGCGTGCGGATCCATCGGTACGCCGGTTGAGTCTTTTGAGTTCAGCACGTCGGCTAGCTTCGAGTAACCGATCTGCCAGATACAGATCTGCCCAAGTGTACAAAGCTCGACCTGCCCAAAATCGACCGAGCTAAGAACGGTACCTGGGCGCGCAACAACGCAGTCGCGCACCGCGCCTTTACGCGGCATAGTCTGCACAATGCCCGCGTAGCTGGCGCGCTCGTTTACCAGCGGCACGTTCGGGCGCAGCGGTAAGCCGTCGCGTAAAGCGGGGATGTATGTGCTGACGATCTTAGCTTGCTCGCCCCATTCGCCGAAGTCGTAAAGCACGTCATCACCCGAGTCAATCAGCACGTCGCGCGCGGTCGCAATGCCGCCCTTGTCGGTGCGCGGTAGTACCGGACCGATCGCCGCGAGATCGTATCCCGTGCCGCCGCAGGCGGGATCGTTGACTGGGCTGCCGCTCTTCGGGCTCAGCACCTTGCCGATCAAGTGCTCGCCGGTCTTCGGGTGTTTGGTGTGCTGACAGTACGGGCACGGCGCGAGCTTGCCGACGCCGTACGCCTCGACGACGCGCTTTTTAAGCGCGGCTAGATCCTTCGTTCCAGCTTTTTTGTCATCTGGGCCGCGGATCAGTCCAACATCCTCGAACGCCTTCGCGCCAGCTGCGATTGTTGGCTCGACGATGCCGGCGAGCGCCTCGACGGCTTCTTGATCGATACCGAATCCCCAGCACGCGCCAAGGTGCAGCGCGATCGACGCGCGCGCGATGTCCGCCATTGCGTGTAAGTTATGTGCACGGCGTCGCTCGGCGGTTTGCAGCCCGGCGATCCCCGCGTTGCGCCCCAGGTGACCGCACTGCACGAGCGCGGCGATCAGCGTGTGGTTGGAGTCGTCGACCGGGTACTTGCGCGCTTCTTCGGGCCACTGCGCGATCGGCACGCCGTCAAGCAGCGCGTATGACTTCCGCCACGCGTCGGCATCCTTGCTGCCCTGATAGTTAAACGTCGTATCGCAAACAGAGTACAGCGAGTAGTAGCCGGTCTGTTTGCCTTCGGCGTTGCGTAGCTTCTGACCCGTGCGCGGATCGTACCCGAGACACCCGAGCTGAATCGCGTCGAGCGCCTCGGCGATCAAGACGTCGAAGACCTCGCCGCGATCGTACTTCGCGAAGATCAGCTCGAGGATCTCGACCGGGTCGTGACCGTTGCGCGCGAGATCGTGCGCCATCACGAACATATCGAAAGCGCCGTTCGCCGTCACGATGACGGGACCGGGATTCATCAGGCGAATGAACTCTTCGCGCGCCTCGGCTTTGTCGAGCAGCCGACCTTTGAGCGCGAGGCTAGAGACCGACGCGCACACGAGCGGCGGCACGAACTTCGGGCGAGTCAGCCACGTCTCGGTATCGAACGCGAAACCGATCGCAGGTAAGCGATCCAGTAGTTCAGTCTTCATGGCACCCCTAGGATGCGATCGAGTTGCGCGTCGATCGTTTCGCCGTTCGTCCAGATCCCTTCAGACGAATGCTGGTTAGAACCGTTGCCGCCATTCGCCTGAATGTTTGCCAGGTGTTTGAACGGCAACCATGTTGCGTCCGATGCCTCACACACGATAACCTGACCGCGACGCGATCGACACCACGCACCGAGGTGCGCGAAGTCAATCTTCTTTGAAGAACAGATGTACGCATGGCCTGCGCGCTGATATGGCGGGTCGACGTACCACGTCGCAGTGATTGGCGGCGCGCTGGCGTAGGACCCTTCGACGATCGTCCAGTGCCTGATGAACTGCATTTGATAAACGATTCGATCGCGCACTCGATCTGTCCAGCCAACAAACATACCATCATTGCGTTTGCGTAACTGTGCCTGGGATATTCCGCGCGTCATGTTCGGTCGTGGTGCTACACGATCGAACCAGAATCCGACAAGCCATCGCGCTTCCTGTGGAACCCATGACGGCAGCTCGTCGACGTGCTCGATGTCGACGGGAATGCAGGCGACCTCAGCGGGGGGCGCGGTGATTAGGTAGTGCCAGATTCCTGCCACCACGGGGTATTTGTCGTAAAGTACAACGTTGCGATCGTAGTGTCGAAGCGAGTATCCCGCGGCTCCTGCGAACGGCTCGATAATCGTGTCGTGCGTCGGTGCAGGATACAGCGGCGCCGCGCGCCACTTCGCGCCGTAGTAGTGCCAGAATGGGCGCAGAAAAGGCGGCCTAGTTTGCATCGCTGCCGCCCGTCAACTTCGCGCGAACGCGCTCGACGATCTCGACCGCGTGCGGGTCGAGCTCGACGTCGACGACCGGTTCAAGCTGTTCGGGCTCGGCGACTGGCTGCGCGTGCTCGAGCCGTAGTGGACCGGTCCATCCACACCGACGACACTGACCCATGCGCCCGAGCCCGCCGAACACGGGCACAAGAACAGACAGCAGACAGCCGGGACACGGTCGAGTCATGCGCGCCACTCGTCTCGTGGCTCGGCACCGCCTAACCACTGCTGGATCGCGTCGACGATGCTCAGCCAGAACAGCCGAAGGAACTCGGCGACGGAGGCGATCACGCCGGATCCCTGCGCGGCATAACAATCATAGATAGCGTGCCAACGCCAGCGCCAGCATCGATCGTGAATAGAGATCCCGCATCGCAGCCCTGAAAGCGCGCAACTAAACCAGTGTCGCGCTTATTATAATCAAACTCCAGAGCCGCCCGGGCCGCGCGCAACAAGTATTTTGGATTGAACGCCACGGGCGTGTCTTCAGCAGATCCACACCAGTCGATTAACGCTCTCCACGCTGGGAAGTCGTGATCCACAATTGATGCGTAGATGGCATCAGACCCGATCGTGATGCGACCGCTACGCAGATTCAGATCAACAAGTTCGGATTGCTGGATGCGCGTCGCCTTGACTGTAGTCATCACTCGCTTCAGGTCGCACGCTGCAAACAGCACCGACGCACCCCGATCGGAGTCGGGGATCTCAGCGGCAACGTGCGCATGCGCTAGCGTGTGACCGTCCGTGGCAACAATATTGATCGCTTGCTTGTCTGCGTCGGATTCGAACCAAACACTCATCAGGTGCTGTCTGGTTTGATCGCACGAAGCAAAAGGCAGCACAGCCTTGAGCGATGCGTATAGATTTGATCTAGTGATATACACTATTGACCTCCCCGCAACCTGCGTTCTATGCGGCGACGCTTCGCCTGGTTACTGCGCCGGTTATATGCCGGCGCGGGCGGGCCAACCTGCCATCGGCGCTTGGACATCTGCGCGCGGGCGAACATCATTGCTATCGCGGTCGACATCGCGACCGCTGCGCGCGCCTTCTTCGGGATATGCGTGTTTGTGCTCATGACAAATACTTAAACGCTCGATCCGGTCGGACGGTCTCCGAACAGATCGTAAAATCGTTCGAGCCACAAATCGCGCGCCGGGCGCCACTCTAGCCCGCGCGGCGTGACGTCGGCGGTCGCGTGCTCCGGGAATCCAGCAAGCTCGGGGTTTGCAAGCAGCCGCGTTTCCGCGTTGGCGACCTCGCGATCCGCCTGCTTAACCAGCGCCCGCACAAGCGGGTTTTCCGACGACTTGCGCAGCCCGAAAGCGGCGAAGATCGCGCGGCTGACGGACTGCTCGATTGGAATCCACGCGTCGTGGATCTCCGGTATGTCGTGCTTGATTGGCGTTGGCAGATCGGTCAGAGGTCCGTCGCTCGCGTCGTGCAGGAGCCCAACCTTCGCGACGATCAGTGCAAACGCGCGGCTTTCATGCGTGTCTAACGCTAGGTGATGCGCCCAAACGCTAACCAAGTAGCAGTGCTCGGCGTTGCCGTAGAAGACGTTAGGCGTCGCGCCCGAGTAGCGCGGTTTTTTCGCGAGCTGCTCGGCGATCATGCGCTGACGCCCGGCGAAGTCTTCAGGGCGCGGGTCGAGCGGAAAAAACCGTTCGCCGTCTAGTGTCTGCGTCCACGCGCCACGGCGACCGTGAATCGAGATGTGGTGCGGCACTTTAGTTTAACATCCGTTCCGGGTCGGGCACGCTGCCCGCCTCGTGCTGCGCTTCGATCACCCGTAGCAGCGCGCGGGCGTCGCTCAGCGTGTTGACCCGATGCACGCGACCGAATGCCTCGAACACCGTGCAGGGCTTCCGGCTGATGATGATCACGACGCCACGCGTACCGCTGGCAACGTTACAGCCGAGCAAAAATCCCGCCTCGAACCACGTGCCGATCTCACGACCGGTGCTCGGTCTGACGATGATCGCGTGAGCGTTCCAAACGCCCTGCATATCGTTGAAGGCTTGCCGGCGCTGCTCGTCGAGATCGTCTGAATTCTCGTGCGACGTCCAATCGTACGTGATCGTGTGACCGTCGATCTCGAGCGCGCGCATAGTCTTGCGGGCTAGGTTCTTGCGCTCGAATTTGCAAGCGACGTATACCTTCACGATTCTGACCTCATGGTTTAGTTCTGTGGTGAAGTGATCGATGTTCGTCTTCGGTTGTCGATCGCTTCAGTGGGGCGTTCGGATTTGCACCGATGTAACGTGGTTGTGATCCCCGCGCAAACTAGCCGCCCCTAAAAAATTATCGACCGCCCTGAGACCCGGGATCCTGTTGGAACAGGGCGGTCGACGATTAGTCTAGTGCTACATGAGCCCGTTCAGGAAGTCGCCGCCGAGGTCCGCAGCGGGCGCGGGCGGCGGTTGGACCGGGGGCGGCGGTGCCGCGGGTGGTGCCGCGGGTGGTGCCGCGGGTGGTGCCGCGACCGGCGTCGTCGCGTCGAGTCGCGCACGGTTCGCCGCAACCGCGTCGGGTGTATTCGCACCCGGCATCGGCTTGAAGTTCAACACGCAAAGCCACTCGCTGCGCGGCTTGCCTTTGGACTTCTCGGTCTCGATCTGCGCCGTCGATGCGCGCACCTTCGATCCGCGCATCGGCTGCACAGCCAAGCCTTCTTGCTCACCGAGGTTCGACGCCTTCGCGATCCACCTGCCGAGCAGTGAGAACGGCTCGCTACCTTCGGCGGCGCACTTGGCGTTGAGCGCGACTTGCTGCTTGACGAGCTGATCTTCGGTCAGGTTCGTGAGCGCGAGCGCGAGCGACTTAGCGTTCGCCAGCGCCATATCACGATTCTTCGTGATGTTCCACACGACCGATACGATCGATCCGACCGGGTTCGGCGTCACGTCCGGCTCACACGCTTCCGCCTTGTCGACCCGCAGATCGACGACGATCGAATCCCCCTTGTATCCACCCGTCTTAATCTGGAACTTCTCGAGCGAATACTCGTAAATTCCCGAACGAACACGCTCGCCCTTCTCGAACGTCTTCGCACCTGCGATTGCATTCGCGATATCTGCCTTGCTACTCATACTCTGATCTTCTCCTTACGCTTGTTCTGTCCTGACATCGGCGACCGCGGAATTGCGCCCCGCCGATCTGAAGATAACAACGCGCGATCGTGTCACGCGATCTATCCGTCGCTACCACGTTTCGTCGCTCGCCAGAATCTTCTGAAACGAACCAACCGTATCGGTTACGTATAGTGCTAGCTGGCGCGCACGGTCCCACGCGTCGCACAATTCCTGTGTATGCCTGTACACGTACGTGTTGATAACCGGTGCCTCCTGCCCTTCGCGATGCAGCCGACCGATTAGTTGCTCCCACTTCGCCGCGCCGCCGGTACGTTTACTCTCAGGAGGATTCGCGACTAGCTGCGTGTCATAAATCCGTTGTAGTCCGTCGCGCCCTTCACCGTGCGAATTAATAGACGCGATAATCGTCCGGTCGCCACGCTCCTTTAGTATCTCGACGGCATCCTTGCCGCCACCGAAGCGTGGCATACCAGATCGCTCGGCGAGCTTGGCGCCAAACGCACGATACTGGTACCAGACGATCCCGATGTTCTTAGCGCCCCATTTCGCCGCGTCGTCAACAAGGTACGTCGAGATCCATTCGGCTTCGGTCTTAGGCTTGACCAGCGAACGCAAGTCGCGCCATCGCGTCCACGTCGTTCCCACGTTCCACGTGGGCGCCGGTCCCTTGTAGCCCTGCGCGTGGCGCTCTGCCGCCATCGCGAGCAGCAAGGGCGAGTCAAGGTGCTCGACGCGATCGGTCAGCTTCGCTCGTACGGCGGCGTGCCAGTGCTTGCGCGCTTCAAGCCACGACTCGATCAGCGACTTGGGCTCGCCGTTCGGGAACGTCCAGTAGTAATAGAATCCCGATGCCATCTCTCGAGCGCAGCGAGATACCGCGAGCGCGTCGAGCAGCTCTTCGCCGTCGGGGCGCATCCCGGTCGACCGGATTGTGTTGATCGCGTTGATAACCTCCTGCGGCACCTTGCCCGGATCGCGGGCATGCATATACAGCGACGACGGACAACCTGAATCAGACGTAGCGATCACACCGAGTGTATCTAGCAAACGGCGCTGATACGCACTGTGTAGTGATTCGTCGCCGCGAATCATCGCGGACAGTGCGCCGGGCGCCGCGGGATCTTGGTCTGGCGGGGGCGGATCGATCGCGTTCGACCATTCGATCGCGACCTCAGGATCGAGCGGCAGCGGCGAGCGGTCGCCGAGCGCGAGAGACGCAAAGTGATTATAGTCTAGGATCGTCCGATCGGTGAGCCCGCCGGACCACGCGCACAATCCGGTATCGGGCTTGCGCCTGTACAGGTTCAGAAAGCGGGCGCCGCGGGCGGTATCAATATTGCGTAGATGATGCGCTTCGTCGCCGATGACGAGATCGGGATCGAGTTGTAACAACAATTCCGTCGCTTCGTGGCGCGATAGCCGCGAGTAAGGCACGATGTACAACGACGGTCGACCGGGTCGCGTCTTATCGATCCAAGCCTGTTTTTTGTGAACTAGTGTCGGCGTGTGCCAGTGCTGATCCCACAGCTCGTATTCACGGATAAACTGATCAACAAGCTTTGGCGGCAGTAACAACACAGCTGATTTACAGCCGGGCGATACGGTCGGAGCTAGGATGTTAAGCCCCGCTTTTCCGGCTCCGACCCCGATCGCTCCGAGAATACCCCCGACCCGGGCAAGCTCGTAAAGCGCCCACGCTTGCACTGGTTTTAGTCGCAGGATGCAGCGTCGACCGCGACTCTGGCAGGAGCACGGCGTTGCGCGTTCGCGCCGAAGCCTCGACGTCATCAGCTCGGTTACCGCCTCGAGATCGACCTTCGATCGATCGCGGTACGGTAGGCTCAGGACGCGATGCAGGTCGGGCGACATGCGCGGCGAGCGCCGGCCCCACTCGCC